CCGCCCGCCCGCAAGGAGCCCGCCGTGAGCAGCACCGCCACCACCAGCCCCCGCGCCGCCTCAACCGAACGCGCCATCGCCATCGTCACCTCCGCCGCCCCCATCAGCGTCGGCGTACTCGCCCCGTTCCTCGATGGCGGCGCCGCATTCACGGCCGCCGTCACTTACGGCGGCACCGCAGGCTTCCTCGCCGCGAACTACATGAACCGGCTCCCGAACAGCCTCATCGACCAGCTCCCCGCCGGAGACGTGCTGCGCGCCCACCGGTCCCCGCTGTTCATCAGCACGCTCACCACCGGGATGGCCCTCGGTATCGGAACCCTCATGGGCCCCGAAGGAACCGACGCCCTGATGGCCGGCATCCTCAACCCCCCGTCCGTCCCCGGCATCGTCTCCCTCGGCTGGTGGGCCGCCACCGCTCTCGTCCCGTGGAAGCTCCGCAAGGTCCTCGGTCGACAGCACAAGCCGAAGACCCTCGTGGCGGCCCCACCGGGCACACCCGCAGCCGAAGCAGTCACCACACCCGCCAAGCAGATCGCCTACCGCTGGTACCAGGTCATCTCCAACCACGACAACGGCACCCACAAAGGCCAGGACCTCGACGTCCGCACCATCGGCCCCACCCGCTGGACCGGCACTATCACCGCCCCCGTCGGCACCAGCGTCAGCGTCACCAAGGAGACCGTCTCCTCCGTCTACCAGGTCCCCGTCGACTGGATCACCTTCCGGCCCGGCGCCCACGAAGGCGAACGCCACATCACCGTCAACCTCACCCAGCCCGCCGAACTCGACCCCACCACCCTCGCCGGGGCATGGAAGAAGTACGCCGCCCGCTCCGGCGGCATCATGTCCGGCACCCACCTCGAAGAAGTCCAGCCCGACCCCAACACCGGCGGCGAGGTCGCCCGCGTCGTCGCCAACGAGGACACTGATTCCCTCCCCACCCCCAACATGCGCGACCTCGTCGGCGCCCTCCGCACCAGCCACATCCTGCTGTCCTACGAACCCGGCACCAACCCCCGCACCGCCGTCGTCCGCCTCATGCAGGAAAACCCCCTCCGCGCGGGCATCCCCTTCCCCGGCCCGAAGGCCCTCCTGCCCTCAGACGGCGGCTACTTCCGCATCGGCCGCGCCGTCTCCGGCCGCCCCGTCCGCGCCCAGCTTCTCGACCCGAAGCTCGGCGCCCGCCACCTCCTGATCTCCGGCGTCACCGGATCCGGCAAAGGCGGCGTCCTCCAGCTCATCGCCCTGGCCGCCCACCTCGCCGGCGCCGTCATCATCTACGCCGACCCCAAGGGCTCCTCCAACCCCGCCATCGAGGCAATGGCCGCCTACACCGGGCTCGGCGAGGACGGCGCCATGGGAGCCCTCCTCCTCGCGGAAGCCCTCGTCAACCACCGCATCGACCTCACCGGCCAGCTGAAGCTGAAGAACTTCGATCCGTCGGTGATGCCCCACGTCGTGTTCATCCTCGACGAGGCATCCACCCTGCTCGGCGAGAAGGCCCGCCACCGCAAGCGCGCCACCGGTGCGGTCGGCCAGATCGCCAAAAAGGGCCGCTCCCTCGGGACATCCGAAGTCCTCGCCAACCAGATCATCCAGCTCGCCGAAATCGGCGGCGACTCCGCCATCCGCGACAACATCGTCGGCTCCGGCGGATCCATCATGCTGCGGTCCGACTCATCCCAGCGTCACCTCATCGACCTGCCCCCCGGCATGGAGAGCGTCAACCCCGCCGACATCCCCGCCACCTGGACCGGAGACGATGACGGCACCCTCGTCTACACCGACGACGTCCACATCCAGGACCCCGAATCCACGTTCGGCCTCGGCTACTTCATGACCACCGACGGCATCTGCGCCATGGGCCGCACCTTCGATCTCGAGGACGCGACGCCCTACATCGACACCGACCGCATCGCCGTCCCCTTCGACTGGCCCGGCTGGGAGAACCGGCACGCTCTGGTCGCCTCCCTGCTGGCCGAAGAAGAAGACGCAGGCGCCCCCGGTGGGGACAGCTTCGCGCCCGGCGACAGCGGCATGCTCTTCACCGGCCTCGGCCTCGCCCCCGCGAAGACCGCCAGCGCCGAAGACAAGATCCTCGAAGTCCTCCAGGACGTCTCCGACCCGCTCGGCCTCGCGGTCAACTACGTCCACAAGGACCAGATCGTCAGCCTCACCAAGCTCAACCCCTCCACCCTCGAGAACACCCTGTCCAAGCTGGTCAAGGCCGAGAAGATCCACCGCAGCCCGAAGCGTGGCGCCGAGCACCGCGGCATGTACGGACTCGGACCCACCCCCGAGCCGGGCGAGACCCCGGCCACCTGACCCCAGCGCCGGGCGGGCTACCCGAAACAGGCCCGCCCGGCACCACTCACCCAAGTCACTCCGACCACGGAAAGGCTCGCCATGCCGCTCCGTCTGATCTCCTTCGGCTACCTCCACTGCCCCACCGACCAGCACGGCCAGCCCGTACCGCCCGCCGCCGACCGCATCGAAGACGTCCGCCACCGGCTCCGCGACCCCGCCGCAGCCCGCGACATCCTCGACCTCAACGGCTTCCACCCACGCGTCCAACAGGTCGTCCTCAACACCCCGGGCGCCCCCGAACTCCTCGACAACCTCACCGCCTACGCCCTCCTCCCCGCCGGACCCCAGACCATCGCGATCGGCTGCGCCGGCGGACGTCACCGCGCATGCAGCCTCACCGAAATCCTCGGCCACCGGTTACGCGGGCTGCACCGCGACGTCGAGATCGAGCACCTGCACGCCCACCTGCCCCGCGTCCTCACCACCTCCGGGAGCGACGCATGACGACCGCCGCCCGACGCCCTCCCCGGCGCCGCCCCCGGCGTCGCGGCATCAAGGCCCGCTTATCCGCCGTCCACTGGGGATGGTGGGCGGCCGCGACCGTCGCCGCCGTCATCTGGCCCATCCAGGTCGCGGTCATCGCCACCGCGCTCGCCCTCGCCGGTGTCGCGGCCGCGGTCCTCCTCGGCCGCCTCAACCCCCACACCCGCACCCGGCTCCTCGTCACCCTGCCCCGCCCCCGCCGCGCTGGTGGACGCGACCTGGCCGCGTACCTCGCCCTCAAGGCCGACGACTTCGAGCACGCCATCGCCCAGCTCGCCCGCCGCGACCCTCACGTGCGCAGCGCCGTACGCCAAGGCGGAGCCGACGACCGCGTCTCCGACGTCCTCGTCCACCTCCACGACGGCCACCGCATCGTCATCCAATGCAAGCGCTACGCCCCCGACCGTCCCGTGCCAGCCGGTGTCGTGTACGAGCTGAACGGCACCTACCGGGCCTGGCACCACGCCCACGCCGCCGTCATCGTCACCACGTCCCGCTTCACCCGGTCCGCGCGCGAGTTCGCCAGCGCACCCGAGGTCGGCATCCGCCTGGTCGACGGCGAGCGCCTGGCCGCATGGTCGGCCGGCGGGCCCCCACCCTGGGCGTAACCCGCCGCACGCACCGGCCCCCGACCGGACCCGGGGCAATGAATCGGCGAACCTGCCCCACCATCAGAGATGTGCGGCCACCGGCTTAGTGTCCCCGCGCCGAGCCGGCGGCCGCACACACAGACCGCCCAGGGCAATCCCCCCGCCCCGGGCACCCGGCCCCGCGATCCGACACCCCCCGGACCGCGGGGCCGAATCATGCCGTCGCCCGCCCCAGGGGAACGGAACAGCCGAAATGCCCGATCATCGGTTGTAGGCGCGGGGCCTGACCAACAACCACACACGCGGGAGCCCCACCGCAATGGCCCACTCCAAACTCAAGCTCGACCAAGTCGCCGTCCGCCGCACCCAGCTCCTCAAACTGCGCCGTCAAGGCATCCGGTACGACGACGAACGGATCCTCTCCCTCGGCTACACCGACCCCGGCAGCGCACGCAGAGACCTCCACCGCGCCCTCGAACAGCACCGCGACGAAGAAGCCGCCGAAGTCAGCATCTACCGGCAGCAAGAGAACGAACGCCTCGACGACGAACTCTGCCGCCTTGAGGATCTGGAAGCCGCCGCCCGCACCGTGCTCCGCAACCGCCACATCATGGTCAACAACGGCCGCGTCATCCTGCACCCCGACACCGACCAGCCCATGGAAGACGACGCACCCGTCCTCCAAGCCATCGACCGCCTCGTCAAAATCGAAGACGCACGCCGCCGCAACGGCGAACGCCGCGCCAAACTCAACGGCCTCGAAATGCCCGTCAAGGCTGAAGTTTCGGGCCCCGACGGCGGCGCCGTCCCCCTCGGCACCGGTGCGCTCGCCGAACTCAACACGCTCATCGACATCGCCGGACAGACCGGTCCCGAGTCGAACCAGCAGGACCAGGAGCCCGCGGGTGACGCTCTCGACGGATGACCTCCTCGAGGACGTGCTACTCGCCCAGTACCGGTCCCTTACCGTCGCCGAGCGCCGCCGAGTAGCCCACCACGCCTCCCCGGAACTCCGGCTTCGCCTTGCCCGCATCGAACGCCAGATGGCCATGGACCGGTCCCCGGGCGCGCTCGCCGCGGTCCTGACCAACGGCAAGGAGATGCAGGCCCCGCATCTCGACCTCGTAGACCAGGCGTTCCAGCGCATCGCCAACGGCGAGCGGGTCAAGGTCATGCTCACGATGCCGCCGCGCCATGGAAAGAGCCGCCGGGCATCGCGCTGGGCACCCGTCTGGTATCTCCGGCGCAACCCGGACCACCGTCTGATGCTCGCCTCATACAGTGCCACGCTGGCCGACGACCACGGACGGTGGATCCGCGACACCATCACCGGATACTCCGAAGCGCTCGGAATATCACTCAACCCCGCATCGCATGCGGCCAACAGATTTGATATTGCCGGACACGAAGGCGGAATGGTCACTGCCGGTGTCGGTGGAGGACTCACGGGAAAAGGGGCGAACTGTTTCCCGGACGAGACCCTTGTGACCACAGAAATCGGTAGAATCGCCATATCGGAACTCGTGCAAATGAAAGAAAAGCCACGCGTTCTGTCGTTCAATCATGCGACCGGACGCCCGGAATGGCGCCGGATCCTGGCGACAAGGACAACACGCGCCGATGGACTCTGTGAAATCGTTACCGCTGGTGGGAATCGAGTACGGGCTACCCGAGATCACCCCTTCTATGCCGATGGACCCGGTTACACACCGGCCGCTGCTCTACGCCCCGGAGACCGGCTTCTCGTACAAGCCGTCACGACTGAACGCAACGTGCATCCTCTGCAACAAGCCGAAGGGCAATCAGGGGCGCGGTCAGGCACACCGCGAGTGCTACATGAAGGTTCGCTCGGTCAAGATTCTGCTGCGGTGCCTCTGGTGCAACGAGGAGTTTCTGAAACCCCGGTACGAGTACAACAAGGCCCTTCGGCGTGGACACTTCTCCTTCTACTGCTGCAAGCCGCACTCGCAGGCACATCATGCAATCAAGAACGCCAAGAAGTGCGATCACTGCGACGTACCGATGCCCGGCCGATCCACCCGCAAGTTCTGCTCGGTGCAATGTCGAATCAACTCGCGGAATCATCCGGAGAAGGCGTGCACGATGTGCGGGCTGTTCTTCCGACCCAAGACCAGTCGGACGGTGTACTGCTCTCGCCCGTGCGCCGACCAGGCGCACTCGATCCGCATGCTTGGCTGGGGAAACTCCCACTACAAGGACGGCACCAGCTACAGCAAGTGGTTCAAGGAATCCCGTCCCCTGATATTCGAGCGGGACAAGGACGCCTGCGCCGCCTGCACGGCACCGTTCAAGCCGATCAAGTTCATGCGCAACGGCCTGCCCGCGCAGCGATCGAACTTGATCGTGCATCACCTGGACGAGAACCCGGCGAACAACCGCGTCGAGAACCTGATCCTGATCTGCTACACCTGCCACGCCGTGCACCACAAGTCCACGGTGACTCCGTATCCGTGGTTCGCCGAGTACACGCTCCAGGCGTCCGAGTCCATGACCTCCAAGTGGAAGGCAACAGCAACTTCTTTGCTGGAGACGTACTCGTCCACAACTGCCTGATCGTCGACGACCCCTTCAAGGGCTCCGAAGACGCCGAGTCCCAGACGCAGCGCGATCGCGTCTGGGACTGGTGGCAGTCCGTCGCCCTCACCCGACTGGAGCCCAACGGCTCCCTGGTGGTCATCAACACCAGATGGAACCCAGACGACCTGTCCGGGCGCCTCCTGGAGACCGAAGGCTCCGAGTGGACAGTGCTCGACCTCCCGGCTATCGCCATGTCCGAGGACGACCCGCTCGACCGGCCCCCCGGGCAGGCTCTGTGGCCCGAGCGGTACGCAATCCCCGACCTGGAGCGCATCCGGAAGGGCGTCGGCGAACGTGTCTGGTGGTCCCTCTACCAGCAGCAGCCCCGCCCCCTCGAAGGCGGCGTCTGGCAATGGGACTGGATCAGCAAGAACCGCATCAGCCCGGTCGCGTTCCGGGGTGTCGACCTGTCCCGCATCGTCGTCGCCGTCGACCAGGCTGGCGGTGAAGGCGCTGGCCACGACGAGACCGGCCTATGCGGCGCAGGCCGGACCAGCAACGGCGAGTTCTACGTCCTCGCGGACCGCTCCGCGAACATGGGCGCCGATACCTGGGGCCACGAAGCCTGTCGCCTCGCGATCGAACTCCAGGCTGACGCGTTCGTCGTGGAGGACAACTTCGGCGGCGACCAGGCAGCGCAGATCATTCGGCAGGCGTGGCGCGACCTCGAGCGTTCCGGCGAGGTCAAAGGCATGCTGATGCCCGCCATCATCGAGGTGAACGCCAAGCGAGGGAAGCAGCTCCGCGCCGAACCGATTGCGCAGCTCTACGCCCAGGGCCTCGTTCACCATCTCGGCGAGTTTCCGCGCCTGGAGACGCAGATGGTCACCTGGGTCCCCGGGCTCAACAGCCCCGACCGGATGGACGCCGCCGTACACGCCCTGACAGAGCTGGCCAACCCGGGCGCGGCGGCTACCGGCAGCAGCTCGTACGCCGACCACAGGCTGTCCGGTCGCAGGTAGCCCGGGGGGAACTCTCGGCCCCCGCGCCCGTACCCTGATCGATAGGCGCGGGGCCTGGACCGGGAACGGGAGTATCGGGTGAGCCTGCGCAGCGTCGTCATCCACGCCTGGTCGTGGCTGAACTACAAGCCGGTGTACAGCGACTCCCTCGGTATGCCGAATCGGCGCGCGTTCCCTGAGTCGGTCGCCATGTGGGTGCCCGCGGAGGATGAGCGGCGCCTCGCCGCGTACAAGCTGCTCGCCGCGTACGACCAGAACCAGGCCGCCGAGTTGGCCGCAGTCGGCGGCGACATCCACGCCCGCGACAAGCGCGAGTACGGCGACCCCAGCATGTTCGTCGACACGCTCGTCGCCCACGTCCTCGGCCGCGAGCAGCACATCACCGTGCCGGGCGCTGAGGACGACACCGACGACGGCGATCCCGATCCGGAGGCGGCGACCGCGGCCCGCGTGCAGGAGCTGCTGCGCGATTGGGCGGAGGCCGAGCAGCTGCCGATGCGTCAGCAGCAGTGCGAGCGGAAAGCTGTCGCGCTGGGGGACGGGGTGTACCGGCTGGCGTGGGAGCCGTCGAAGAACCGGCCCACGCTGCGCGTCACCGACCCGGGCTTCTACTTCCCGGTGCTGCCCGAGGACGGTGATGCGGGGGAGTACCCGACGCGCGTGCACTTCGCGTGGGAACTCCCCGAGGACCCCAAGCGCGGTCTGAAGGCGCGGCTGCGGCGCATCACCTACGAGCTGGACTGGATCCGCCCGGCCACCGCGCCCGGCGTCGACAAGAACGGCCGCGCGGTCCGGGCGCCCCTCCCCGCGCCGCTCCCGGAAGGCGCCGACGAGGCCGAGGTGCCCCCGCCGCCGCTCACCCCCGGCGACACCCTCAACCCCGAGTCGGGCGCCATCTCCCGCATGTACGCCTGGAACGACGTCCCCTCCTACGTCACCTGCTACCTCACCGATGCCACCTGGCAGATCGGCGACCTCAAGGGGCCCGTGGACGTCGATTCCCTGCCGCTCGATCTGGCGACGTTCGCGACCCGGTCCGACGGCGAGGTCCTGGACCACCTCGACCTGATGCTCGACTTCGTACCGGTGGTCCACCAGCCCAACACCGTGCCGCCCGCCGAGGAGCACTGGGGGCAGAGCAGCCTGGCCAAGGTCTTGCAGGTCTTCGACGAACTGGCCGGGTCCGACACCGACTCCGCGCGCGCATCCGCCACCACCGGATCACCCATCATCGCCATCAGCGGCGTCACCGACCCCCGCCGCGAATACCAGGTCGCCCCCGGCGCCCTCTTCACCCTCGGCGAGAACGGCCGGCTCACCCACGTCGACACCTCCAGCGCGCTCGCCGAGCTACGCAACCACGTCCACGACCTGAAGGACCGGGCGGCGAACACCGCCCGCCTCCCCGCCGTCGCCCTCGGCACCATGGACCCGTCCAAGGTCCCCTCCGGGTACGCACTCCAGCTCAGCTTGGGCCCGCTGGACTCCCTCATCGGCGGCATGCGCCTCGCCCGCGACCACAAGGACGCCCTGCTCCTCAAGTTCGCTCAGCGCCTCTACCTGGCCGGACAGCACCCGGACTGGGTCGGGCTCCCCGTCCTCCCTGCGAAGCTCGTCCGCGGCCCGTACACGCCCACCGACAAGGCCGCCGTGCTCGAGCAGGTCACCACCGGCGTCGACAAGGTGCTCTCCCTCGAGACCTGCATCCGCATGCTCGTCGAGGCCGGATTCCCGATCGACGACGCGGCCGAGGAGGTCAAGCGCATCCAGTCCGGCCAGTTCGAGAAGGCGAAGGCGTTGGCCGACGCGACCGGCGACACCGGCGCCGTGGGGGACTTCCTCGGCCTGGACCTCAACCCCGACCCTGCCCCGCCCGCGCCGCAGCTCCCACCGGCGCCCGGCGAGCAGGACCCGGCCGTCGCGAACGGCGACGATCCGGCCAGCAGAAACGACCCGGCAGGGGAGAGCGGGGGCAACATCGGATGACATTCGTGCCACAGTTGATCGCAGGCGCGGGGCCTGGACGATCTCCCATGGGAGGAACAGCCCACATGCGCCGCCCCGCGCTGCACCACCCGCACACCGGCCCGGCCACGCCCGGCTGGTCGCACCCCTACGCCCCGAGCCCCGCCATCTTCTACGCCGACGGTGACCCGGATCCCGCCGCGCCTCCGGCCGCTGACCCGCCGAAGCCCGGCCCGCCGCCCGCGCGGACCTTCACCCAGGACGAGGTCAACTCCCTCGCCGCGAAGGAGAAGGCCCAGGGCGAGCGCGCCGGGGCCCGCGCCGCGCTGGAGAAGTTCGCCGCCGACCACGGGTTCAGCAACGTCGAGGACGCGAAGGCGTTCATCGAGGAAGCCCGGCAGGCACGCGAAGCGCAGCTGTCCGAGCAGGAGAAGCGCGAGCAGGCCCTGGCCAAGCGGGAACAGGAACTCGCCGACCGTGAGGCGGCCGCCGTCGCCCGGGAACGGAACGCCAACCGCCGCGCTGTCCTCGTCGGTCTCGGCGCCACCGGCGACGACCTCGACGACGCGGCCGCGCTGCTGCGCGTGGCGGACGACGCCGACGAAGCCACCGTGCAGGACGCGGCGGCGGCCCTGAAGGAGCGCCGGCCCGAGCTGTTTGGGGTCACCCCGCCGCCTCCGCCGAGCAGCACACCCCCGGCACCCGGTGGCGCCCCGGCTGGCGGACAGCCCCCGCGCACCCCCGCCCCTGCCAAGGACGCTGTCCGCCAGGCAGCGCGGCAGCGCGCCATCGACATGGGTCTCAGGGCCGCAGACGACGCTGCCTGACCAAGGCGGCCGACAGACCAGGGACCACGCCCTCACCCCACGTGGACGGCCCCCAACGGGCGCCCGAACCACCACTCGCATACCGCGAAAGGGGCTACGGCGTGGACATCCAGCCGTACACCACCACGGAAACCCTGGCCGTCGGCCGCCCGTGGCTCATGAGCATGCTCGGCATCGAGGCCAACGAGTCCGTCACCCTCGACCTCACCGCGTTCGACGAGAACCTGCACTGGACCGAGGCATCCAAGTACCAGCCCGAGCGGAAGCTGAAGTCCGGCATTCCCCTCGGCAAGAACGCCACCAGCGGCCTGTACGAGCCGTACGCCGCCGTCACCAACGAGGTCCAGACCGTCACCATCACCGGCGGCCCGACCGGCGGCACGTTCACGCTCACCTACAGCGGGCAGACCACCGCGGCGATCGCCTACAACGCCACCGCTGCCGCCGTGCAGACCGCCCTCGAGGCGCTGTCGAACGTTAACCCCGGCGACATGGCCGTCACCGGCAACGCGGGCGGCCCCTACACGGTCACCTTCGGCGGCCAGTACCTCGGTGACAACGTCGCCCAGATGACCGCCACCGCATCCTTCACCGGCGGTACCAGCCCCGCCGTCACCGTGACCACCACCACCGCCGGTGGCACCGCCACCGCGTCCGACGGCACCCAGACCTTCCGCGGCTTCCTCTTCACCGAGGTGTCCTTCTACCCCGGCACCACCAAGGTCGCCGCCCCGCTCATGGTTCACGGCCAGATCGACCCCTCCAAGCTGCCCGTGGCCTTCGACCCCGCCGACATCCCCGCCGGCTCCAACACCCAGTTCGTCTACAAGGCCTGATCAGGAGAACCCGACATGCCGAACGACATGCTTGAAGTCCTCCTGCGGGACATCACCCCCACGGAGATCAACGCCTTCGTGCGGGAGATCCAGACCCCGGCCGACTACGAGCTGACCCGCACCGTCATCCCCGAGCGGACCCTTGACTCGGTCAACTGGAAGATCCGCTCGACCAGCCGACGCGTCGCCGCCGCCTCCTACCGCGCGTGGGACGCCAAGGCGACGGTCGCCACCCGCGAGATCACCCAGATCGAGCGTGAGGGGAAGCTCCTCCCGCTGAGCCAGAAGTACATCGTCGGCGAGCTGGAGACCATCCTCGAGGCCGTCTCCCACGGTCGCGACGGCGAACAGCTCATCCAGGCCATCTACGACGACCTGGCCGCGCACGTCCTGTCCATCAAGAACCGGCTCGAGCTGGCCGCCGGTGACCTCCTGGTGGACGGCAAGTTCTCCCTCTCCAACGAGAACGGGCTGACCGTCGAGGCCGATCACAAGGTCCCCGCGGCGAACATGCCGACCGCGGCCACGGCGTGGACCGACCCGACCGCGGACATCCTCGGCGACGAGATGCGCTGGATCGAGGTCCTGCGCTCCTCCGGAGCCCCGCGCCCCGCCCGCGCCCTCACCTCCTACAAGGCGATGGCGCTCATGCAGGGCAACGACTCCTACCGGGCCGCCTACTACGGCGCGGTGAACTCCGCGTCCACGATCCCCACCGCCGTCCTCGCCCCGAACGAGGTCAACGTGGTGCGGGCCCGCTACAACCTGCCACCCATCACCGACTACGACGTCACCATTCCCCTGCCCAGCGGCAGCGACGTCCGTGTCCTGCCGGAGAACATGTTCTTCCTGCTGCCGCCCAACCCGAACACCTGGGCCGAAACCCAGTACGGCCTGACGGCGGAGGGCCTGGTCATGTCCCAGGGCGCCAACCCGGCCATCGCCCGGCAGGACGCCCCCGGCATCGTCGTCACCCGCGGCTACAAGGACGACCCGGTGCAGGTGTGGACCAAGTGCAACGCGGCCGCCATGCCGGTCATGTATGTGCCGGACATCCACATCGCCGCGACGGTGTGGTGAGCCATGGCCCAGCTCGCGAGCACCGTGTACGTCGTCGACCCGGAGACGAAGCAGACCGTGCGGCTGGAGCCGGGGACCAGGCCGGAGCGGCGCCTGGCGGCGCTGGTCACGAACCCGGTCGCCTGGGTGGACGGGAAGCTGCCGACCGCCGCGAAGAAGGCCCAGGCAAGCGACGGAGAGCAGGGAAACGGCCAGGACGAAGGCTCTGGCGCCGCCTCGGCTTCCGACGCTGACGCCGAGGGCACCAAGCCGGCCGCCGCGAAGAAGACGGCGGCCGCCAGACCGGCCCGGGGCCGGAGGTCAGCCGCTGAAGAGGGCAGCAGCAGCTGACGTAGCGATGTGCAGGGCCGCCTAGGAAGGGGCGCCAGACGGACCTGCACATCGCATTCCTGAGTCCGTTCCGACCCGATGGGAGGTCACTGCGATGAACCAGCGCAACAAACAGCAGCGGCTTTCACGTGGCGCCGGGAGCAGGACTTTCCCCAGTCTGATGGTCCTGCCACCAGGCATACGGGACGAGGACGGCGCGGGGCTCATCATTCTTGGTCAGGATGACGTGCTGGTCTCGGAAGTGGGCTTCGTCAACGAGGCGGCCGAGTTCCGTACGGGCGTCCCGGGTGCCCATGCTTTTTGTGTCACTCATGTACCTACAGTAGACCCTGTCCATGGTGTACACTGTGTACATGCAGCTTCGGTACAACTACCGTCTCGACCCGTCGCCTGGTCAGCGCATCGCGCTGGCGCGGGCTTTCGGGTGCGCACGGACGGTATTCAACGACGGGCTGCGTATTCGACAAGACGCCTTCTCGGCGGGCCTGCCGTACGTCAAGGACGTGGACCTTCAGAAGCGGGTCATCACCGCAGCGAAGCGGACCCCCGAGAGGGCGTGGCTTGCAGAGGTCTCGTCGGTCGTCTTGGTGCAAGCGTTGGCCGATCTTCACGACGCGTACCGGAACTTCTTCGCCTCCGTGGCTGGACGCAGGAAGGGCTCCAAGGTGCAGCCGCCCCGGTTCCGATCCCGCAAGGACAGTCGCCAGTCGATCAGACTGACCCGCAACGGATTTTCGCTTCGCCCAACCGGCTCCTTGTATGTGGCCAGGATCGGCGAAGTGAAGGTGCGATGGTCGCGCCCCCTTCCATCGCAACCGTCATCGGTGACGATCATCAGGGACGCGGCCGGTCGGTACTTTGCTTCCTTCGTTATCCAGGTCAACTCTGGGGAGCCGCTGCCGGAGACACCCAGGGAGACCGGTATCGACTTGGGGTTGACGCATTTCGCAGTCTTCTCCGATGGACGGAAGATCCGGTCGCCGAAGTTCCTGCGACGAGTGGAACGAAAGCTCCGGAAGGCCCAACAGGATCTTTCGCGCAAGGAGAAGGGCTCCGCCAACCGCCAGAAGGCTGCGGTACGCGTTGCTCGCATGCATGCTCGTGTCGCCGATGCGCGGCGGGACCACCACCACAAGCTGTCCACGACGATCATTCGCGAGAACCAAGCGGTGTACGTGGAGGACTTGGAGGTGAGGGGGCTCGCCCGCACGCGCCTTGCGAAGTCTGTCCACGACGCCGGATGGGCTCAGTTCGTGTCGATGCTGGAGTACAAGGCTGCCCGATACGGGCGCACCTTCGCTCGTGTAGACCGCTGGCTACCTTCCTCGCAGACCTGCTCGGTGTGCTTCGTCATCGACGGGCCGAAGCCCCTGAACGTCCGCACTTGGACCTGCGGGTCCTGTCATACCACCCACGATCGGGATGTGAACGCAGCTCGGATCGTACTCGCCGCCGGACGGGCGGAGAGTCAAAACGCCTGCGGAGGGGCCGTAAGACCCTCCGTGTAACGGAGGGCAGGACCCTGTGAACCAGGAACCCATCTCAAGGCGAATCGCTCAGGCGGACGCCAGGGAGGAAATATCCCGCCCTCAAGCGGGAAAGGACGTCAAGAGGGCAGCAGCGGCTACCCACCTGTGCGGTTTCACTGCTACACCCGCCTTCCTCTGCACTGGGTGGAGGTGACCTGGTGGACGCAGCAACCCGCGCATGGCTCCTGGCCCAGCTCGGCGTCGCCACCGACAGCGCCGACCTCGACCAGCGCTACACCCGCCTCGGCGCCGCGCGGGCGGTCGCCCTGGAAGTGCTGTACGAGCGCAAGGCCGCCATGGTTATGGCCCAGCCTGCCTCGCTCAACGTCAGCTCGGTCGTGTCCGTCGCCTACACCGAGAACATCAAGGCCATCGAGCGGCAGATCACCCTCCTCGAGTCCGGTCAGCCCCCCGCGCCCGACGATCCGACATCGCCAGCCGACGACACCGGCGCCACTGGCTTCGACGTCATCCAGCTGATCGAACGGCCACGCCGATGACCACCCCCCTTCGGCGCGGAAGAACCCTCCGAGCCCGACTCCTCGGTTACATCACCGACGCCACCGCCCGGCTCCAGGCCGTGTGGCGCATCCTCGCCGGCGCGCAGACCGCGCTCCTCAACGCGCTCTCCTCGATCCGGTCCGGCCGCCGCACCGGGAACGCCGCCGGTATCCGCCGCATCACCGCGACCTTCCAGCGCTCCCTCGCCGCGTTCGACCGGGCCGCCGCCGCGTTCATCGAACGCTGGGCCACCAGCGACCTCCCTCTCATCTACCGCGAGGGCGCCTGGCAGACGCTCGACCACGCCGACCAGCCCCAGGACACCTTCACCTGGACCCAGCGGCACCGCGCCGCCATCACCGCCGCCTCCGCCCAGTACTACGCCGACCTCACCTCCCGCATCCAAGAAGCCCTGCGCCGCGCGAGGGCGTTCCTCCGCGCCGTACAGGCCGCCGCCCGCGACACCGCGGCCCGCTTCGACCCGGCCGCCCTGCTCGCCGCCCACCCCCTCGACGCGGTCATCTACGGCACCAACACCCGCTACCCCGCCGACGCGTGGGCGCACGCCGCGATCACCTGGCAGGCCGTCACCACCGCCAACAGCGGCGCCGCCCGCACCGCGCTGGACGAGCTGGGCTGCGAGTGGCTGGAGGTCCGGGACGGCGCCGCCTGCGGATGGCTCGAGCACAACGATCCCGACCGGGCGAACCGCACGCTGCGGACCGTGCAGGACGCTCTCGCTCACCCCAGTGCTCACCCGCACTGCGCGCGCGAGTTCCTGCCGCGCCTCGACCTCATCGGCCGCACCGAGATCCGCTCCGGAGCCCTCCTGTGAAGCCGCGGGACGCGCAGACCGTGCACCCCGGCAACGGCGTGCCGCGCGAGGCCACCCGGCAGCGCATCAACGCGTGGCTGGAGGCCAACGGCATTGACCCCTGCCATGTCGTGGCTGACCGGCCCATCTACGTGCTGGCTGTCGCTAACGGCACGATCCAAGGCGGTGTGCCCTGGCTGACCGACGTCATCGTGTTCCACCAGTACTACGAGCACCCCGACGGCACCCGCGAGCTGAACTTCATCACCCGCGAAGCCGTCTCCTTCCAGCGCACCGTGCCCCTCCAAACCCCCTTCCCGACCGACCCTGTGACGGACGACGAAGGAGCCAGAGATGGCGAAGCTGACCAGCAAGCAGCGGAAGAAGCTTCCGAAGTCCAAGTTCGCGTTGCCCGGGAAGAGGGCGTATCCCGTGGACACCAAGGCCAGGGCCCGGAACGCGTTGGCCAGGGTGAGTCAGCACGGATCGAAGGCGCAGCAGAAGAAGGTTCGAGCCGTCGTGACCAAGCGGTACCCCAGCCTGAAGAAGACCGGTCGCAAGAGGAAGAAGTAGGCCCGTGAGCGAGCAGCCCACCGACCTGGGGAAGGCAGCCGCATCCGGTGAGCCGAAGGCGTACGGCGTCCGTATCGAGGCGCAGCCCGGGCACGCCACGATACGCCTGGACGGCGTCGCGCTGCCCGCGGGGCAGGTCACCGGCTACACGCTCAGCCACTCCATCACCGACTCCCTCCCCACCCTGCTGCTGCGCACCCGGCAGCCGGACGGGGCCGTGTGGGAAGGACTCGCGCGCGTCGCGGTCGGCGTGGAGCAGTCCCCGGTCGAGCTGGTGGTGGCGTATCTGTCCGAGGTCGACCCGGTGCTGCTGGACCAGGCGGCCCTCAACCGTGCTGATTACGGCGGCGGGCCCGGCGCGACCGCCCGGGCGATGCTCGCCACGCTCATCGAGTGGGCGCAGGGGAGGGCGGCCTGATGGCCGGCCTCGACCTCTCGGGAATCGCGCGGCTGGTCGAGAGCATGGTGCTGCTCGACATCGTGCGGTTCTCCCGTCCCGGCACCGGCGAGCCCGTCTTCGACCAGGACACCGGCGAGTACGTCTACCCGGAGGCCGAGACCGTGTACGAGGGCCCTGGGGCCGTCCAGGTCGCCGGAACACCCGGCGGGGTATCAGCGCTGCCCGTGCCGAACCTGCCATGGCCTGACGAGACGAACTCCCGATACCGGGCCCTCACACCGCTTTCGGCGCCGATCGCGGAGCGGGACGTGCTCGTCTCCGTCCTCGCCGTGCACCCGGGCGGCGACGTGTCGCTCCTCGGCCGCCAGTGGCGCGTGCCGGACCCGTCCGTGGTCGGAACGCTCAGCGTCGTGCGGATCACTGGCCTGGACCAGGTGCAGCAGACCCGGGAGACGGCCTGATGGACCTGGATGAGCTGGGCGACCGCCTCGACCAGGCCGCGGACCGGGTGGGCCCGGAGGTGAACCGCACGGTGCAGCAGCAGGGGCGTCTGCTGCGCGCGCTCATCATGGAGCGGGCCTCCGGGCGCCCGGGCCCGAACGTCATCAGTGGTGACTACCGGGGGTCGTGGAAGCCGGAGCCGTTCCCAGTGCCGGACGGGGGAGGCGTTGAGGTCGGCACCAGGGAGCCGCAGGGGCGTCGGTTGGAGTACGGCTTCTACGACATGACGGACTCCATTGGCCGACACTTTTTTCAGGTCCCCCGGCCGCATGTGGAGCCTGCGGTGAACGAGCTGTCGCCCGAGTACCAGCAGGCGTTCCGGGACGCGCTGGACCGCATCTTCGGAGGTGGCGGATGATTCAGCGGCAGATGGTCACCAAGGGCGTGCAGACTCTGCTGGCCTCCGCCACCGGGAAGCCCGTGGGCGTCGGCAAGGTGCCCATCAACCCGGGCACCGGGCAGCCGTACCCACCGCCGTACACGCTGCTCTACCCGCTCGACCACATCTCCAGCGACGGAACCCTCGCCGACCGGGGGACAGCATCCGTCAGCACATACCAGGCGACGTTCGTGTCGGGCCCAGCTCCCGGCAACAGCGACAGCGCCGGCACGGTGGAGCAATCGGAGTGGCTGGCTGACAAGGGCCGGACCGGCGTGATGGCCCGCCCGGCGGACGGCGCGCCCGGCTACGTCAACCCGCTCACCATCCCCGGCGTCTCGTGCTTTCACCGGGAGGCAGCCGACGCGGGGGCAACGAATGACCAGACCGATGCCATCATCACCACAGTGATCCGTTTCCGGTTCCACCTGGAAACCAGCGCCTGACCACCGGGCGTGTACGACCGCACCGCGGCGGCCCCTTCGCGGACGAGCCCCCACCGGGCCGAGACGACCACACACGACGTGTAGCAGGGGCCCCGCTTGGCCCCTATCGCGAGGGGCCACTCATGAGGTTCAACCGCAAGGGCACCACCAAGATTTTCTTTCTGCCGACGATCGCATCGACAGCGCTGCTCCCGACTTCTGCGGAGATCACCGCTGGCACGGAGTACACCCAGCAGATCAACGCCATCGACGGCTGGAGCCTGGAGAACCAGCCGATCGAGACCCCGGACATGGCGTCCACGTTCGTGTCGAAGATCGGTGGCGACGACTCCGCAGCCGACAGCTCGCTGACGTTCTACGAGGACAACACGCTGGACGACGTCGAGACCGACCTGGCCAAGGGGACCAGCGGTTTCGTCGTCATCTTCTCCAAGGGGAACGCCCCGTCCGCGAAGGGCATGGACGTCTTCCCCGTGACGGTGGTGTCCAACTCGAAGGCGTACACGGCAGACAACGAGGCCGCGAAGATCACTGTGCAGTTCACGATCACGGCCCGCCCGGTCTTCAACCAGACCGTCCCGTCCTCCTGACGGCTGACCGCCGCACCCCACCAGCCCCCGGCCGGGCCCCGGTGCACGGGAAGGGCGCCGAGCGCCCGGCCGGGCCTTCCCCACGGAGACCCCGATGACCAGCAAGACCAACAGCGCCAGCAGCGCGTGGGACGACCTCCAGCAGCGCCTCGACAACCTGAAGCCGGCCGTCGCCCGCTTCACCATCTGCGACGACCCCGACCTGCGCGCCAGGCTGGCCGACGCCAAAGCCGAAGCCGACGAGGCCGAGCAGGTGGTCCGCAGCCTGACCAAGGACGACGAGCCGCACCGGGCCCTGTTCGAGCAGCGCGCCGAGCGGGCCCGGGCCGCTCTCGCGCAGGCGCAGGCCGTGTTCGATGAGAAGGCCGTCGTCCTGAAGTTCACCGCGCTGCCCCGCAAGCAGGTGGAGGCGTTGCAGACCGCGAACCCGCCCACCGAGCAGGAAGAGGCCGACGGCGCGGACTTCGCGATGGACACCTTTGCCCCGGCCCTGATCTCCGCCGCGTCGCTGGACGGCATGCCCATCGAGTACGCCCGCCACTGCCTGGATACCTGGTCGGCGGCCGACGCCCGCGGCCTGTGGAACGCAGCCTGGGGCGTCCAGCACACCCAGCGGACCGACCTGGGAAAAGGCTGATCGATGACCCCAAGTTCCGCACCGAGATGGAGCTGTGCGACCGCTGGGGCATCCCCCATTCCCAGTTCCGCGGCCGCGGCGACGGCACCTGGACCGACCTCGACCGGCGCAAAGCCCTCGCCTACGCCACCTACGCACGGTCCGTGTGCCCGCACTGCGGCACCCGCGCCGAGGAGTGGGCCGAGGAACTGGGCGGCGACGAGGACGCCTACACCGCCATCACCCACCGCTGCATCGGCTGCCAGCTCCTCGCCGACAAGCAGAAGACCGTCCCCCAGGGCGACGAGGGGCACGGCGTGAAGGTGCTGCTGATCCCGACCAGCGTGCACGCGGCCCTCGAGATCGCCCGCACCCACAACAGCCACAGCTAGCCGCAGAAGGGAGGGGCCTCGATGTCCGAGTGGAATCTGTCGGTACGCCTGACCGGGCAGGGGTCGGATCTTGCGACTACGCTGCGCGACAGCGCCAAGGAGGCCCGTACCCTTACCCGCCGCCTCGACGAGGCCCGCCGCGCCATCCAGCGACTACGGACCGAGGCCGCCAACGGCATCACGGTCCGTCTGGACGTCGATGGCGACCACCTGCGTAGCGACGTGGAAGCCGCCCTCACCTCCGCAGGAGCGGGCCAGGGCCTCAGCGTCCGCTTGGGCATCGACTCCGCCGGGCTGCGCGACGACGTACAAACCGCCCTCACCTCTGCCGGGACCGGACAGGGCATTCGCGTCCCGCTGAACATCGACGCCGACCATCTGCGCGACGAGGTGAACACGGCGCTCACCTCCGCGGGCGCTGGTCAGGGCCTAGGGGTTTCCCTGCACCTGACGAACACGATGCAGCTGCGCCGCGACGTGACCGACGCAGTGCGCTGGGCTGCATGGGGCCACCGAATCGAGATCCCCCTGGTCCTGGGGAACCGCATGGGCCTGCGCCACGACGTCACGGACGCGGTGCGCTGGGCGTCGATGAACCAGACCATCACCGTGCGGGTCCGCGCGGACACCAGCGACCTCGGCGACCTGACCCAGATCCTCAACCGGCCCGGCGGCGGGGGCGGTGGAGGGGGCATGGGGGGCGCGCTGCAAGGTCTGCTGATGCTCGCGCCGGCCGCCATCCCGCTCCTGGCCGGTCTCGGCGCCAACCTCGCCCCGCTCGCCGGGCAGTTCGCCGCCGGCGGCACGGCCGCAGCCGCGTTCGGTATCGCCCTGGCCGGGCAGATCGGGCCGCTGGGCGAGGTAGTCGACGCGGAGAAGAAGTACCAGGACGCGATCGTCGAGCACGGCCGCACCTCGAAAGAGGCGATGGAGGCGCAGTACGCCTACCAGCAGCAGCTCGCCAAGCTGCCTCCGGAGACGCAGAAGACCTCCATCGCCCTGTCGACGCTGAAGGAAGACTTCTCCGGCTGGTCCGACGACATGTCCCGGTTCACCATGGAGCCGGTCACCAAGAGTCTGGCCGTCCTGGACGAACTGATCCCCCGGCTGACGCCGCACGTCAAGACAGCGTCCACCCAGCTGGACAGGCTCGTCACCGTCGCCGGCGGGGCCGTGGAAACCCCCGGCTTCGACGCTATGGCCGACCGGTTCGCCGACTTCACCGACCGGCAGCTCGATGAGATGACCGACAAGGTCATGCACTTCATGCGCATGCTGTCCGAGGGCAAGGCCACCGACGGCCCGATCAGCGAGTTCATGCAGTATGCGCGCGAGAACGGGCCGGCTGCCCGTGAGGCGATCCGGGCCATCTCGGACGCCGTCGTCACGCTCATGCGGGGCGCGTCCGAAGCCGGGCCCAGCATGCTCACCCTGGTCACCGCCGTAGCTCGCCTGGTCGCCGCGCTCCCGCCGGAACTGGTCGGCATCATCATCCAGGTCGCGACCGCACTGAAGATTCTCCAGCTGTCCGGCGCCGGTATGGCCGCGCTCGCCGGTGGGCTCGCCCGCGTCCGCACCCAGATCACCGGGCTGGCGACCGCGTCCGCCGCCGCCGGGGGAGGACTGGCCGGGCTGCGGGCCGCGTTCGCCACGCTGGGCACCGCAGGCAAGGCAAGCATCGTAGTGGCCGGGATCGCCGCCGCCGTCATCGCCGTGAAGAGCCTCGCCGACATGGGCCGGGAGGCCCCGCCCAACGTCGACAAGCTGACCACCTCGCTCGGCAACCTCGGCCGTACGGGCAAGGTGAGCGGGGAGGCCGCGCGCGCGTTCGGCAAGGATCTCGGCGGCCTGCACGACAAGGTCAAGGCGCTGACGGACCCGTCGAACGCCGACAAGATTCAGCAGGGTCTGGTCAAGACGCTGTCGCTCGGCAACTGGGACTCGACTCCGGTCAAAGAGGCTAAGGCGAACTTCGACGCGATCGACAAGTCACTCGCGAACCTCGTGCAGGGCGGGAAAGCCGACATCGCGGCCGCAGCCCTCAAGCGGATGGAGGCCGCGTACGTCAAGAGCGGGGGCTCCGCGTCCGACTTCCGGAAGAAGCTCGACGACTACAAGAGCGCCCTCGCGGACCAGAAGTTCGAGCAGGAGTTGGCCGCCCAGTCCATGGGCCTGTTCGGGAAGGCAGCGCAGGAGACCCAGGGCAAGCTCGACGCGCAGAAGAAGTCCGCCGACGGCCTTCGGCAGAGCATTCAGGCGCTGAACGACGTCAACCGGGCCGCCGGTTCGGCCATGTCCGCGTTCGAGCAGTCCCTCGACGACGCCACCGAGGCCGTCAAGGGCCATGAGAACTCCCTGAAGGTGCGCAACGGAGAACTCGACCTCGGCTCGCAGAAGGCCCGCGACGCCGAAAAGGTTCTCAGTGAGCTGGCTGCGAACACGGATGCCGCAGCGACCTCGGCACGCGAGCAGGGCAAGAGTTGGGAATACGTCAGCGGCATATACAGCAAGGGGCGGAAGTCGTTCGTCGAAGCCGCCGATTCGATGGGCCTGACTCGCGAGCAGGCTGAAGCGCTCGCCGACACGTACCTCAGCATCCCGGACAGCAAGACCACGAAGGTCGAGATGCGCACCGAGGACGCTATTGCGGGCCTCGACTCGGTGATCGCCGCTATCCAGAAGACGCCGAACGCGAAGTCGGTCACGGTGAAGGCCCTCACCGCCGATGCGGTCACCCTGCTGGAGTCTCTGGGCTTCAAGGTCACTCGTCTGCCGAACGGGCAGTTCAAGGTGACCGCGGAGACGGGGGACGCGAAGGCTCGGCTGGCGGAGGTGAAGCGGACCCGGGACGGGCTGAAGAACAAGTCCATAAAGATCGACGCGGCCACGATGGGCGCGATCAAAGACCTGGAGAACCTGAAGTCCGCGGTGCGTAGCTCCAAGGGCAAGACGATCACCATGCGGGTGCCAACAGCCGAGGGCCGCCACCAGCTCGAATTGCTCGGCTTCAAGATCAAGAGCACGAAGGGGAAGCGCGTCACGGTCTCCGTCCCCACCGGCACACCGCGGTCCCAGGTCGCCGCGATCCAGGGCGCCATCGCCGCACTCAGGGGCAAGACCGTCACCATCACCACCAAGCACGTCGATGTCTTCGAGGTACGGGGGACCGCCAAGTCCGCAGCCGCCGGGCTTCGCGCGCAGGCCCGCAACCTGAAAAAGGCGGACGGCGGGTTGGTCGACTACTACGCCAACGGCGGCATCCAGCGCGGCGGCGTGCGCCGCTTCGCCGACGGGGCCGAGAACCACGTCGCCGAGATCGCCCCCGCCGGATCGTGGCGCATGTGGGCCGAACCGGAAACCGGCGGCGAGGCGTACATCCCGCTGGCCCCGACCAAGCGCCTCCGGTCGCGGGCGATAGCCGAGGAGACCATCCGGCGACTGGGCGGGGACCCGCAGACCATCGCGTGGAACGCCAACGGCAGCGTCACCGACTGGCGGTACGACCCGCAGACCGGGTCCCTGTACTCCGCCTCCGACGCTGGGCAGGCCGGACACAAGACCAAGAAGGTGCGGGTCAAGGGCAAGAACGGCAAGTACACGACCAAGGAAGTCGAGTACTTCTCCCTGGATGCCGTTGAAGGCAAGCTGATGAAGTCGGCACGGGCCGCGCGCGCCTGGAACAAGGATCTGTCCACGGTCGCAGACCGCGTTGGCGCCGACGTTGCTCAGGCCCTGGCTGGCATGGGCGAGGACGGCGTCGCCCTGACGCGCAAAATGGCGCACGGCTCGAAGCGGTACATCGAGCTGATGGCGAAGCAGTTGCGCGACCTGGGCAAGACGGCGAAGGCGTCGCTGACGGACTACACCCGCCAGATGGAGAAGGCGTCCAGCTCCAACAGCAAGTTCCAGGCCGACCTCGCGAAGCTGGCGGGCATGGGCTACGGGGACCTCGCCTCCCAGCTCGCCGCGCAGGGTGACCAGGCCGCGATCGACATCGCGTCCTCCGCGGTGAAGGACCGCGGGAAGGCGAAGAAGGCGAACGACGCTGCGAAGCGCGCGAACAACGCGCTCACCTCCGAGCAGGTCGCCGAGATGGTGCAGATCATCGCCGCGGTCACCTCCAGCAAGGTCGGCATTCATGCCGTGGCGGAGAAGACCGGTATCGGCGAAGACGAGATCGTCACCGTCGCCACCAAGGCGAAGGGGCAGATCAGCAGCGCCCTCGGTGGCCGCGCCGCCCAGTTCCTGTCCGACCTGGCGCGCGCCCAGAAGGGCCTGTCGTACGCGAACGGCGGTATCCGCGCGGGCCTGTACTCCACGGGGGCCGGGCTGGTGCGGTTCGCGGAGCCCGAGACCGGCGGCGAAGCGTACATCCCGCTCGGCGCCAACAAGCGAGCCTCGGCCACGGGCGTACTCACCGACGTGGCGCACCGCTTCGGACTCGGCCTCACCGACGCCAACGCCGGAGGCCGCGTCGTCATCATCCGCGAGCAGGGCCCGCTCGTCGGCCAGCAGACCTGGAACGTCTCCTCCGGCGGCAACGCAGTCGACACTGCCCGTCGGATCGACGCCGACAACTCGTACCAGCTGCGGCGCCTGGCGCGCGGCGGAGTGGGGGCACGATGACCACGCCCGTGGAGCTGGCCGACTTCCAGCACGAGCTGGGCGGCGTCCTCATCGGCGCCGGCACCGACGTGCAGGTGCGTGCGATCGAGGGCCTGGGCCAGCCGCCCCTGCGCACGAGCGACGTGGAACCTCCCAGCGAAGACGGTTTGTGGCTCGGCCGCGACTACTACAGCGGCCGCACCGTCCGTATCGACGCCGCGATCCGCACTGCCGGGCAGCCGGCCGCCGTCCTGAACCAGCTCGCCGCGCTCCAGGACACCCCGGACACCCAGGCCGTACGCGGCTACGGCGGCACCACCATGGACCTCCGGCTGAAGTTCCCCGGCCGCGAGGCCCGCACCGTCCGCGGGCGGCTACGGAAACTCGCACCGGACCTCACCAAAATGGTCCACGGGTTCGCGCCCCTGGACATCGAGTTCACCGCGGCTGACTACCTGTACTACGCCGACCAGCCCGAGGGCATCACACTCACCTTGGGGCTGATCTCCACCGGCGGGTTCCGGGCCCCGGTGTCGGCACCGATCTATGTGGACGGCGACGGCGGGCCCGAGGGGCGCCGCGGCCGCATCGACGTATCCGGCACCGCCCCCACCTGGCCGGTCATTCGCATCACCGGGCCGTGCGCGAACCCGTCCGTCACCCACGTCGACACGGGCCGCACCATCACCGTTCTCACGACCCTGGTCACCGGCGAGTGGCTGGAGATCGATACCCGGCCGGGCTGGCGGACGGTGCTCCGCAACAACGGCTCGACTGCCCCCACATCTCCCTACTCGCGCCTGGATCAGTTCCTGCTGCCCCCCGGGCCGAGCGAGCTGACGTGGACCGCGACCGACAACACCAACACCTCCAGCCTGGCCGTCTCCTGGTGGCCCGCATACAAGGCCCTGTGAAGGAGCTACCGCGATGACCGTGCAGACCCCGCTGCTGACGATGAACGCCGACCACACCGCGCAGGTCTTCCGCCACATGATCAAAGATCTGGCGCGGGACAACGAAGGCGTCACCCAGGGCACCGATCTAAAGGTCACCCCGATGGCCATCAACGGTGCCGGCGTCACCGTCGGCGACGGTTCCGGTGTCGTGAAGGGCCGGTTCGACCCTTTCCAGGGCCACTACAGCGTGTTCAACATCGGCTCGGAGGACGTGCCGATCGCGGCGACCGGCGGCTCTTCCCGCGCCGACCTCATCATTCTGCGCGTGGAGGACCCGGAGTACGAGGGCAACCGGGACCCGCAGGCCGCCGGGTACCTGTACGTCGCCTCCAACGTGTCCTCGACCGCGACAGCCCTGCCCGCGGGAATCAGCGGCATCGTCCTGGCCCGGGTGAACATCCCGGCCAGCACGTCCGTCATCACCGCAGGCATGATCACCGACCTGCGGAAGATCGCGAACCCCCGGCGCGACCGCGTCCTGTACGCCTACTACGCGCAGGACCCGCTCGTGGAGATCAGCGGAACGAGCGAGACGTGGAAGACGCACCCGCCTCTGCCGTCCGCATCACCCGCGGGCAACATGCAGAACATCGCCATCCCGAGCTGGGCCACCACAGCGAAGGTCGTCTTCACGATCGGCGGCATACGCCTCGCCGACGGCAACGTATTCGGCGGCCTCCGCTTCAAGCTGGGCACCGAGGAAGCCGCCCAGTGGGTGTCCATCGACGACAACCAGGGCACTGCGGCCCGACGGCTCGGCGCCATGATGATGGCCGAGACGATCAGCCTCACCACCACGACCGGCGCGGCCCTGCGCGGCACCACCCAGCCCTTCTACTCCCGCATGCGGACCCGTACCGCCAACGCGGGGAAGATCGGCGTGGATGGGGCGACAACGTTCGTCATCGACATCGAGTTCACCGAGGGCCCCATCTGATGGCCCGCTGGCGGTACTGGGCCCAGCACGCCCTCACCAACCAGATCCTCGCCGCGTCCCTGCCCGTCGCTGACCCCGAATTCGGCCACGAACTCAACGGACCCGGGCACTTCACCGGGCGTCTAGAGCCCCGCTTCGTCCAAGCGAACGCCGCGGCCCTGGACGCCGGGAACGTCTTCCTCTACGCCCAGTTCGGCACGCTCCTGATGTGGGGCGGCATCCTCTGGTTCTCCCAGCCACAGGGCCGCTCCTGGGCCCTGGAAGCCGCAGGATGGTCCTCCTACCTCAACCAGCGCTACGACCACCACGGCGAACTCAACGCCCGCGGACCGTACGTCAACACCGACCCCTGCAAAATCATCCGCGACGTGTGGGCCTACGCCCAGGAGCAGCCCGACGGCAGCCTCGGCGTCGTCGTCGACACCACCACCAGCACCGCCAAGGTCGGCACCGGTAAGGAGCCCTGGCACTCTCACTGGTACGAGGTGCCCCTACTCGGCGACCACATCGACAACCTCGTCTCCGAAGACGACAGCCCCGACTACGCCAACCACACCTCGTTCGCCACCGACGGCTCCGTCGTCCGCCGCGTCCGCCTCGGCTACCCCCGCCTCGGCCGCAGACGCACCGACATCACCTTTCAATCCGGCATCAACATCATCGACAGCCCGCCCATCCGCTACTCCGGCGAGGACTACGCCAACACGGTCATCGCCACCGGCAGCGGTGAAGGAACCGCCACCCGCAAAGCGATCGACTCCGTCCGCGACGGCCGCCTGCGCATCGAAAAGCACCTCGCCCTGCCCTCCGTCAACGGCAACGACGTCCTCGCCAGACGCGCGGCCGCGGACCGCAAGCGCCGCCAGATCCTCGGACAGACCGCTCAGATCACCGTCCGCCACCACCCCCACGCCCCCCTCGGCTCCTGGCAGATCGGCGACGACGTCCAGGTCACCGTCCACAACGAATGGACGTCCTGGTCCGCCTGGTGCCGCATCACCGGCTGGACCGTCAAGCCCGGCGCGGGCGACGGAGGAGAGGACGCCATCACCCTCGACCTGGCCCGCGCCGACTCCTTCCACTACGGCGCCCCGGAGGTGGCCTGACATGTACAACTCCCTCGCCCAGGAGGTCGCCCGACTGCGCCGCGAGGTCGCCGAGATCCGCAAGGGGCAGCGGGTCGCGCACGGCGCGAGCATCGAGAACGCCGCGCTGGAGGTGAAGGACGACACTGGGTCGCTGCGCGCGATCGTTGGCCAGCAGGTGGACGGCACGTCGGGGATCCAGGTAGTCAACGGCCCGCCGCCCCCGGCCCCGTCGGCGCCGATCGTCGTCTCCGTGCTCGGCGGTGTCACCGTCTCCTGGGACGGCACGTTCGCAGCTGGGGCCACCATCCCGCTGGACTGGTCCCGCGTCGAGGTCCACGCATCAGCCACCCCCGGCTTCGACCCGCTGCCCAGCACGCTCCAGTCGACGATCGAGACCGCGCAGGGCGCCACCGTCGTCGTCCCCACCGGGACGCCGGTGTACGTGCGGCTCGTGGCCCGGAACACCTCCGGCGCAGCCTCACCCAGCTCGACCGAGACAGGCCCGTACGGTCCGTCTCCGGTCGTCGCCTCCGACATCCTCGACGGCATCGTCACCGAGGTGAAGCTCGCGAACGACGCCGTGACCGCGGCCAAGGTCGCCACCGGCGCGATCGGCACCACCGAGATCGCCGACGACGCCGTCACCACCCAGAAAGTCATCGCCGGAGCTATCCAGGCCGGGCAGATCGCCACCGGCGCCGTCCTCACCGACAAGCTCGCCGCAGAGGCGGTCACCGCGGCGAAGGTCGCCGCGCTGGCCATCACCACCGACAAGCTGGACGCCAACTCGGTCACCACCAGCAAACTCGCCGCCGGATCCGTGGACGCCACCGCGCTGAAAGCGGACGCCATCACCGGCAAGACCATCACCGGTGGCCTGTTCCAGACCGCCACCAGTGGTGAGCGCATCACCGTCAATGAAGCTGGGGAGAACGCAGTCCTCGTCTATGACGCCACCGGCCGGGTGGTCGGGGAGCTTTCTCCCGAGGGACTCCTACTCGCGGGCAGTAGCGGTGCCGTCATGCAGCTCGACCCCAACAGCACCTACCCGAACCTGCGGTTCACCAACGCCAGCGGTACCAAATCCGCGTTCATCAACGTCGTCGAGCCCAACCCTGGCGACGCCGACCTCGGCCTGAACAGCGGCACATTCACCGGCAGCGGCTACACCGACATGATGTGGCGGACGTTCTTCGGGAACGACTTCTGGGTCGCCGAACGAATCCGCAACACGTCGCAAACCACCTACATCGGCGGCCGCATCTACATGAACGGCGACTACGTCCAGATCGGATGGGTGGACGCGACTTCACCACAGCGGTCCGACTTCATCTTTACCCCCGGCAACGCGCAGCTCCACGGCAGACTCCAGGCCCTTCCACCGGCCAGCAGTAACACCGCCGTCTACGCAGAGACAGCAGCAGGCCACACCGGCTACATGATGCGCCTGTACAACAGCGACGCGAGCACCTACCGGATGTCTCTGGACTTGGCCGGGAACCTGACGATCGGCGGCGTGCTCAGTGCGCCGAACATCGCCACCGGCACCGTCACCATCACCCCGGCCGCCGCGTACACGCCGACCAGCAGCATCGTCACCGGCCTGAACGTGGCCGGAACCACCTTCCGCGGCTACGCCACCCCGAACAGCACCGTTCCCGGATACCGCGCAGCCGCCACTCCGCCCGGCGCGGGCGTCACCGGCGTCAGCGTCTCCTCCGTCAGCGCAACCGGGCTGACGGTGTGGGTCAACCGCGAAAACACAACCGCCACCACAGTGAACTGGATGGTCATTGGATCATGAGCGACACCATCAACACCGAGCAGACCACCACCGACGATCCGCCCGTCGAGCCGCCGACCCAGACCGACCCGGAGCCCAGCACCGAGCCGCCGCTCCAGCCCACCGAGCCGGTCTTCTTCCAGCCGTACCTCTGGTACTCGGCCACGTGCTGCTGCGCCACCAACACCTGCCCGAACTACAACATCGTCCAAGAAGTGCCGATGATGTACTCCAACAACGGCAGCAACGTGGTGATCTACTGCGGCCTGTGTAGCAAGCGCGCCACGATCCTGTCCGCCGCCCTGCTGGACCCGCAGCCGCCGGAGGAGTGAGCAGGGGGAATCCCGTCCCCGGCCGGCCGTAGCCTGAGACCAACGGGCGACCCTCCGCCCCGCTTCACCCTGAGGGACGCATCCCTGGTGGTGCGCAGAACGCCTGAAAATCAAGGGCGCGGGGAGAAGCGAGCACGTGATGGCGAAGCCGTTGAGCGCCGCCGCATTTCTGAAGGCACTCCGAGACGAGGGCCTGACCGTCCGCGAGGTCGGCAGCTGGCGGACTCACAACCGCAACAGCAAGGGCGCCTGGGGCCCCATGCACGGCGTGATGATCCACCACACCGTCACCCGAGGCACCCAGGACACGGTCGACCTCTGCCGCAACGGGCACGCGTCCCTGCCCGGCCCGCTGTGCCACGGCGTCATCGCCAAGGACGGCACCGTCTACCTCGTCGGTTACGGCCGGGCGAACCACGCCGGTCTCGGCGACGACGACGTCCTCCAGGCCGTCATTGACGAGCGCCCCGTGCCGACCGACAACGAGGCCAACACCGACGGCAACGCCCGCTTCTACGGCTTCGAGTGCGAGAACCTGGGCGACGGAAAGGACCCGTGGCCGAAGGCTCAGCTCGAGGCAATCGAGAAAGTTGCCGCGGCGCTGTGCCGGGCGCACGAGTGGAACGAGCGGTCGGTCATCGGGCACCTGGAGTGGCAGCCGGGGAAGGTCGACCCGCGCGGCTTCACGATGAGCAGCATGCGCGCCCGCGTGAAGGACCGCCTGAACTCGTCTTCGCCGGGCCCGTCCAAGCCCGACACCCCCGCACCGTCGAAGCCCAGCCCGAAGCCCTCGTATGAGCCGTTCCCCGGCGCCTCCTTCTTCCACGGCGGCCGCCACTCCCCGATCATCACCGCGATGGGCCGCCGCCTGGTCGCCGAAGGCTGCGGCAAGTACCGGCAGGGCCCCGGGCCGAACTGGACGAACACGGACCGGGCGAGCTTCGCCGCCTGGCAGCGGAAGTACTCGAAGGAACACAAACTCGGCTGGTCCGACGCGGACTGCGACGGAATCCCCGGCAAGACCTCGTGGGACGCACTTCGCGTTCCGAACGTGTGATCAAGGAGTAGAGAAGTGCTCATCCTGAAGAGAGAACCCGCCATGTGGCTCGGCCTCGTGGCCGTCCTCGTGAAGATGGCCGCCGCATTCGGCCTCGACGTCAGCGGCGAGCAGCAGGCCGTGGTGAACGCGCTCGCCGCCGCGCTGGTCGGACTCATCCTGGCGGTGATGGCCAACGACGGTGTCGGCGCCGCCGTCCTCGGCTTCGTCCAAGCCACTCTGGCGCTCGCGGTCGGCTTCGGCCTGGACTGGTCCGCCGAACGGCAGGCGGTCGTCCTGTCCGTGGCCGCCGCCGTGGTCGCCATGTTCGACCGCACGCAGGTCACCGCCCCCGTACCGGCGTCCGCCGTCGTGCGGCCGGTCCGCTCGGTCTCCTGAGCGCCTTATCCACCCTCGGAGCACGACATGGCCGATGAGCCGTCTCTGGGCGAGCTGGGGCGGCTCATCGAACTCATGCGCGGCGACATCCGCGATGACATCGCCGGCCTTAACGCTCGCCTCGATCGGATGGTCAGCCTCGACGTGTACGCGGTCGAGAAGGCGGGCGTGGCCAAAGACATTGCTGAGTTGACGAAGGCGGTGGAGGGGTTGCAGGGGCAGCGGGAGCGGGACGCCGAGCGGGTCACCCAGACCCGCCGGTGGCTCGTCGCGTCGGTCATCATCCCACTGATCGGGATCGTGCTGCCGCTGGTGATGGTGTTGAGGGGGGCTGGGGCATGACTCGGGTGGAGGCCCGTAAACGGCGGCGCCGCGGGGACTACATCGCGGCCGCCGCCGCCCTGCTGTTCGCCGCGCTGCTGGCCGTCGGCCTGACCGCTTTCCTGCGGCTGTCCAAGGACTTGGCGGACGCGAACCGAGCCCGAGACCAGCTCGCCGCGCAGGTGCAGGGATTGGGGGAGTCGCCAGTGGCCGGCCCGCCGGGGTCGCGGGGAACGCCGGGTGATGTGGGTCCGTCTGGTCCTCCGGGATCGCCTGGGCCGACGGGGCGGCCTGGTGAGGACGGGAAGGATGGCCGGGATGGCTCGAGCGGGCATCCGGGGAGTCCTGGCCCGTCGGGGTCCCCAGGGCGGCCCGGTGCCAGCGGGGCCGACGGTTCCGACGGGGCGAACGGGGCGGATGGCAGCAACGGCTCGGATGGCGCCGCCGGGGCCGCGGGACCGCCGGGGCCGGAAGGCCCCCAAGGGGCGCAGGGCCCGCAGGGTGAGAAGGGGGACAAAGGCGAGACGGGCGACCGCGGCCCGGCCGGTCCTGCTTGCCCGGACGGGTACAGCCTCCAGGCCCCGTCCTGGGACCCCGACGCGCTGGTGTGCCGCAGGGACGGCGCGCCGCAGCCCCAACCATCTGACAGCCCGAGCGGCATGGGGCTACTCGGGCTCGCTCCGGAGCGCCGCCGCTACTGACTGGAGATCGCCATGACCACCGTGAAGGGCAAGCTGATCGGCCCGAGCACACCAGCCCGGATCGAGGTCGCGGCCGAGCTGGTCGACGTGACCGGTGCCCGCGCTGTGGGCTACGTGGCCTCCGCTGAGGGCGAGATCGTGCAGCCGGTGCGGATCACGCCGGGCACGGACGGGGCGTGGTCGGCGGACCTGCTGCCGAACTCGGGGGTCGAGTCCGTCGCGGGGGACACGCTGTGGGCGGTGATGGAGGGCCGGGCGCTGGACGGCGCGCCGATCCTGACGTACATCCTCGTCCCGGAGGCGGGCGGCCCGTACTGGCTGGGTGACCTGCGGGTGGACCTGTCCGGCACCATCACGGGCGGCGGGACGGTGGTGTACGTGCCGGGGCCGCAGGGCGCGACTGGCGCGACTGGCGCGACTGGCGCGACGGGCCCCGAAGGTCCTGCTGGGGCAACCGGGCCCGCAGGACCGGCAGGAGCGGATGGCGAGCAGGGCCCGGCCGGACCCGCAGGCCCGCAGCCGCCGCTGGGTGACGCGGGCGCCGGGCCGACGATCGCGCTGCGGAGCGATGACCCGACGACGACGAACGCGCGCCCCCCGATGTCTCACGCTGGCTCGCACGCGACAGGCGGCTCGGACCCGGTCGCCCCGGGCGCGATCGGCGCGTACACCCAGGCGGACGCGGACGTTCTGGCGGGCCGGGTGAGCGCCGTGGAGAGCGGCTTCACGAGCGTCAACGGCTACATTACGGACGCCCTGAACCGGGTCCTGGCGTTGGAGAACGGCGTCGTCTACAAGACCGGCAGCACGATGACCGGCACCCTCACCGTCAACGTCGGAACGCCCACGTCGGCCGCTATGGGCGGCGGGGTCGCGGGCGACACGTTCGACCGGTGGCGGGTCGAGGCGTCGGGGAAGCTGGCTCTAGGGTCTGGCAGTGCCGCGCGGGACAGCTTCGTGTACCGCGATGGTGTGAACTCGGTTCGTACGGACGGGGCGTTCACGGTCGGCGGGGCGTTGAAGCACGTCGGTTCGACGGCCGGGTTCTATGGGAGTGCTGCGGTGGCGAGGCCGACGGTGACCGGGTCTCGGGGCGGGAATGCCGCCCTGGCTTCACTGTTGTCGGCGCTGGCTTCGCTGGGGTTGATCACTGATGGAACGACAGCCTGATCTCGATGTCCGGTAGATTGTGGACATAAATAATGGAGTCCTGCCCTCCGCATCTCTCTGGAAACCCCAGGTGACTGGAAACCCCAGGTGAGCGGCTACGCTGACACGGCGGTGCCCCGCCTGCTTTCCTCAGGCGGGGCACCGTGCTGCGGCGGTTCTCAGGTGGACTACTTGCTCCAGCCGATGAGTCGGAACTCGGCGCCCTGGTCCTCCAGGTCGCGCTTGGAACTGCACTCGTCGGATGCCCAGACGAGGCGGAGGATGGCGTCGCCGTACGACGGCGGGCTGGTCTGGTACTCGGCCCACAGCAGGCCCTCGTCGTCGAGCCAGACCGCATCGTGCTCGTCGGTGGGGCGTTCGGCGAGCGGGGCGATTCCGGCTTCGACAGCTGCTTGCAGCCACTCGGCGGCTTCGCTGATGCGGATCTTCTTCGTGTCCTCTGGCAGGTTGTCCCAGTCGGGGGCCATGGACGACTCTCGGGCGGCCATGTCCTGTCGGGCTTTCGCTAAGGCCCGGGCGCGCGGGTCGATGCTCATGGTCGGTGTCCTCACTGCTCGGTGGTGCGGTGGTGGCGGTTCAGGTGGTTCCGGATGCTGGCGGGGGCCCCGACGTACTCGCACTTGGGGCACTTCTCCCAGGCCCCCACGGCGACGGCGGTCTGGGTGATGGACTCATCGGGGCCGTAGCCGTGCTCCTGGAGGAGCTGGGCGACCGACCCACCGTGGTGGACGGCGATGAACGCGGCCTCGGCCATCTTGTCGTGGCCCGAGGCGAAGAGGCGGCCGTAGCCGACCGACTTGCCGCAGCCGCAGTAGCAGGCGCCGGTGGGCGATGGAGTGTCTGACATGCCGCCAGACTACCGACCAAGGAAGCTCTAGGAAAGTCTAGGAATGTCTTGGATGCAAGTTCGAAGGGTGCTCTTGGGGTGTCATGGGGCCCGACGCTTAGGATCGTTCCTGACGAAGATCCGGATGCGACCTCCGGTTGACGCGCGCCAGGGGCATCGTCTTGTGATCGCGTCGGATAACCTCTCCTTATCCGACGCGACCTCGCTGGGGATCATGCTGTCTGGTTCGCGATAAGCTCACATATCAGTGATCTTGATCAGGGAAGTGGACCATGAGTGAGCAGCCCACCCGCACCGTGCCACCCAGCATCGAAGATTTCGACAGCATCATCAGCTTCATCACCGCCAGGCTGGAACCGCTGCGCCGCAGCTCGTATGACTCAGAGATGGAACCCGCCCTTGCTGCTGAAGTCGAGATGCGCGACAGACAGAGCGCGGCCTTCGAGTTTCATCAGCTTCACCTAATCGCCCGCCGGTGGCGCGACCACCCCGACTACCAGAAGAAGTGGCGAGCATGACGGAGTGGCAGAGTTGCTTCCGGGTCCGGGGGGAACGTCTGGTCAGTAGCGCGAGACCATGACGGCATGACGACGCCTACCCTCGCCTGCAAGGGCTGCGGTCGGACCAAGGCTGAACCCACCGGTACGCCGGACGACCTGTTTCCGACCGAGCACTGCGGCGAATGCCCGCCCTGGACCTGCGAGACGTGCGGGGAGAAGTGCAGTGCAGTGTCCCTGTGCTCCTGCTGGCTGTCGCTTGAGGGCCTGACGCTCGCTGACACCAAGGCCATCTTCGCGGTGGGCGATCGCGACCGCTCGACACCGCCGACCGAATGGTGCGACTGGTGGACCGAAGTCCACGACCTCGCCCCTAACCTCGCGTACGGCTGGGTTCCGCCAGAACTGACGGCAGACCCGAGTGATCCGAACCCCTGGTTCTGGCACTGGTGCAGCCAACAGGACCGATGGATGCCGCAAGCCGCGCCGGAGCACACATTGGTCTCCCGCGAGCCGCTGCACATGGAGCCCTCGCTGCTGTGGTCGTGCTGCGGCACGCACGGGTTCGTGCGCAACGGGCAATGGATCAACGCTTGACTCTAGTCACGCCCGAGCGGCAGGAGGTGCCCCGTGTTCACCTATGAAGGCCCGGCAATCATCGGCGGCGTCCAGTTCCCCCATGTCTCTCTACACGAAGAGCGGCACCCTTTCGACGGATTCGAATACCAGCGGTCGTGGGAGGGGACGGCCCGAGTGCCAGCCACCGCCCCGCCCCCGCTCTTCGGCATGCCCAACACGCCCACCCTCGAAGTGGAACTCCCCGATGGGCGGAAGGGGAAGATCTGCGCCTCCGCCCGGTGCGACAACGGACGGTGGACCCTGGAGATCATGGGTGAGGGCCCGGCTCCCGGGTGCGTCTCGTGAAGCGCTAGTAGCTGCCCACCTCTGCCTCGACTGTGCGCCGGACGATCGGCGCAGGATCGCTCTCACAGAAGCGCATAACGTGTGTTTAGAGCCCCGCAGGCGCCCCGTTCGCCGAGTCGGGGCACCAGTCGATCATCACCCCCATATAATTTTCCTTATGCAAGCCTGCTTACCAGGGCGGGCCTGAGAGGGGATCAGCGTGAGCCACCTGTACGAGATGCTGGGCGGCAGCACGCCGGAGAACAACCTCGCCGAGGAGTACGTCGGCGCTGTCGACCTCTTCGGACGACTGGCCGGAGCGATCGAGGACGGCAACATCCGATACGCCTGGGAGAAGGCTGCCGAGGTACGCCGGTACCTGGAGCGGTTCGAGCGGCGCCTTCAGGAAACCGAGGAGGCCACTGACGGCGGAGAGCCCTTCGTCCGCTTCACCGGAGGCAATCTCGACGGACAGAAAGTCGCCGCCGCCGCAGTGGCGTTCGCTCAGCAGTGCCGCGCCGGGAAGCTGCTGCACCCCGCCGACCAGATTAAGGACGAAGCCGTGAAGGCCGAAGTACAGGCCCGTGAAGAGCGGACCCGCGCTTTGCGCGATGAACTCGGAGCGTAGAGGGAAGCGATCAAGGGGCGAAACTATGTCGGAAGAGCCCAGCGCGCGGGACCGATTCGTCGAGGTGCTTCGGTCCCGACGCATGATGCAGCCGGGCGAGGAGTGGGTGATCGACGTCAACCTCAACGCCTACGCCCATGAGGTTGTCGCCGCGACCCTGCGCATGGTGGCGCAACAGGTCCGCGACGATCAGGATCGTTTGGAACTGGTCGCGACCGCCGACCAGGTTGAACGGGGACAGGACGACGCCTGTTGCCCTATGTGCCAGGAAGTCACCTGCGACACGGGATGCCCTCTGTCTGCCCTTCGCGAAGTGCAGCACGCCCCAATGGATTGGCGCGAAGGGAAGACCGACTCCGAACTGCACGCGCGCTTCGCGCACCCGGACTTCGAGTACCGGACGACCGAAGGCGCACGCAAGCAATTCGACAGCAGCGTTCCGCCCGCTAATGAGAACGGCGTCCCAGAGCGGACTTGGGAGGTCAACGTGGACGCGGGCCGTGATGGATGGGAACGCTTCGACTACACCGAAGAAGCCTATTGGCGCCGCAGGAAGCAGCCGTGAGCGAGCTGCACCACGGCGAGGAGGTGGTCGATGCCGAGCTGGTGGACGACGACCACTTCCCCGCCCTCACCGAACCCGCCACCGCGCGGCCGCTCGTCGACAGGCACACCATCCTCCGGCCCGGGGAACTCCCCGCCACGAAACGGCCCACGTACACCGAGCGGGACTTCTACGTCTCCGAGGAGACCGCCCGCCGCATCGACGAGGCGTCGGCGCCGAAGAACACCGACCGGAACTACCGGTCCCAGCGGGGCATGTTCGAGCGATGGTGCGACGAGATGGGACGGGTCGCCAAGCCGTGCACGACCGCGACGTACGTGGAGTACATCGCTTCCCTCATCGCCCAGGACAGGTACAGCCCGAACAGCCTCAAGACCCACAAGTCGGCGATCCGTTCCATGCAGCCCGAGGACGCCAAGCCCGGAACCCGGGTCGTCAACGGCATGATCAACGAGTACGCGAAGGAGTGGGGCAAGCGGAACCGGGTGAAGAAGGCGCCTGCCATCACCGATGGCATGTTCCGCGCCATGGTCGGCACCTGCGACCAGCGGCACCCGATCGGTATCCGTGACCGGTGCGCGCTCGTCCTCGGCCGCGGCGCCCTGAACAGGCGGATCGAACTCGCCGACCTGCTCCTCGTGGACGTCGACGTGGACGACTACTTCGTCACCCTCGACATCCGCTTCGACAAGACCCACCAGGACGGCGACGGCGAGCCCACCCACATCCCGGCCAATCCCGACGACCCGCTGCTCTGCCCCGTGGACGCCGCGCGCGCGTGGTTCAACATGCTCCACCGGCTCGGCGTCCGCGACGGCGCGTTCTTCCGGGCCCTGACCGTCGCGGGAACGCTCCAGAACCGGTCCACTGCCACCGACCGCGGTGACCATGTGTCCGGTGACGCCATCAATGACTGGGTGCGCGGCCGCGCCTACAAGGCCGGGCTGAAGAACTGGCAGGAGATCACCGCGCACGGGCTGCGCCGGGGCGGTGCGCAGGAGATCGCGGACGCCGGGGGTGATCCGACGAAGCAGGGCCGGTGGAAGCCGGGCTCGGCGGTGGTGAAGCGGGAGTACCTGGACCGGGCGCAGTCGCGGGCGGAGAATCCGTGGCTGAGGGTGCAGGAGAAGAGGCAGAGGGGGCAGGGGTGAGCGGGAAGACGCCACCAGCGATCCGGCAGCTGGATGCGTTGGTGGAGCGGGTCGCGCCGCGGAGTGAGGCCGCGTGGGAGGTGCGGCCGCCGCTGAAGCGCGGACGGCTGGTGTCGACGTCGCGGGCGCTCCAGCTGCGGGCCACGGTGCGCCAGTTGGAGCGCGCCATAGGGCGGCCGGAGATGCCGGACGGGGCGACCGGGTCGGTGTCCGTGCTGCTCGGGCCGGAGGGCGTGGATGCGTTCCTGGAGCTGGCGGCGGCCGGCGAGCTGCGGGACCCGGCGCGGGCCAGGCAGGCGTCGGGGCCGCTGCCGTGGTCGTCGATCGGGACGACGCGGGACTGCCTGGCGATCCTGGGCGAGGAGGCGGGGGTTGAGATGCTGTTGCCGCGGGTGTGGCGGCCTGCGGCGAAGGCGCCGGTGACGTCGGCTCAGGCGGCCGCGCTGTATCGGCGGATGGCGGACATGGCCGCGTCGGCGCCGCTGGATGCGCTGTTGGCGCGGACGCTGGCGGTGATCGGGGTGGCTTTGGATACGGGCATGTCCAGTGGGGACATGGTGGCCCGGCGCCTGGAGGACATGGACGTGAACGCCGGGACGCTGCGGGCGGCGTGGCACCGGCAGAACGCCGCGCACCTGCCCGCGGTGGAGGAGACGGTGCGGCTGCGTGAGGGCACGGTGGTGGCGGTGGAGCGCTGGCTGCGGTTCCGGCGGGATCTGGTGGGTGCCCTGGAGGGGGCGGACCCGGGCGCGCTGTGGGTGACCGTGGTCCCCGCATCCCGGCAGTTCGCCGATGGCCGGTCGGAGCTGTACCCGGCAGGGATGCCGCTTAGGCAGTGGGGGTTCAGCGCGGCGTACCGGTCGGGTGTGGCCCGGTTGAACGAGGTGATGGCGGGCCGGTGGGATGGGGATGGGCCGTGGGAGCCGTTGCCGGGCAAGTTTGAGCAGTTGGTGCGGGCGGTGGAGGTGGAGCGGGTCCGGTCGTGGATGCCGGTGTCGGATGCGGCGTGGGCGCGGGTGGCGTCGTTGTTGCCGGACCGGTCGGTGCCGTCGCGGGGCCCTGCGTGGGGGGATCATCGGCGGGTTCTGGATGCGATCGCGTGGCGGTGTCAGACGCGGGGGGCGTGGGCGTTGTTGCCGGAGCGGTTGGGGGATCCGTATGCGGCGGAGACGCGGTTGCGGCGGTGGGTGGAGGACGGCACGTGGGGTGTGGTGTCCGCGGTGTTGCGGGAGGTGGACGGGGCGGGGT